TTTCCGGCGAAATTGGCTCGCCGAAAAGTGTCCACCATGTCCCCGCACACCCGTCAACCATGTGTCCGGTCCATACAGTCAGGTACAACGGCACCTTGCCGCTGGCGGAAAACTCACCATTGGCGATAGTCCGGCGATCAATCCAGACCCGGCCAAGCGCTCGGAAAAGATCGACCCCGAAACCATCCTCAAGCGCCGCAAGCCGCCTATCACAGCGGCAGAACGTAAGGCGCTGCGCAAACTCGCGGAGGCCCTATGAGCAAGCGCAAGCCGCACAACCTCAAAGCCCGCATTGACCGTTCATGCCGGTCGCTGCTGGCTGCCAATCACGTCGCGGTGGTCAATATCGACCCCAGCGGCCGCCAGGGCATGATCAATTACAAGTCGCTGAAGAACATCGCGCCGGGGAAGATTGGCCAGGCCATCTGCGGTATCCCCCACCGGTGGACGATCTACCTCAGCGCGCTTTGCATCGACGCCCGCGGTGACCGCTACAGCAAGTCGGTGGAGGTAGCGCCAGATGGCGTTTACCTCTCCGACCACCTGGAAGACGTGATCGAGCATTGCTATAAGAAACTGCGAGACGAGGCCAACCAAAGCCAGATGGTGGCTTCCGGCTGGATCGCCATTCCCGAAGCGATATCGCTGGACGAAGCGCACGCCGCTCGGATCTTCGAAGCCGTCGGCGCCTGGCACCAGGTGAAGGTTGATTCATGCGCCGCATAGCCCGCATCCAGCAACGCAAACGTCAAACCTGGCTCGCACTGCCGGCCAGCGGAATAGAAGAGGTAGGCCATGGCAGCAGTACCCCAGAAAGAACGCTCGGCCAAGTCTGCCAGGAAGCGTGTGGCACTTGCCGAGGAAGAACTGAGGCTCAGGGTTCGCCCCGGCACCCGCCAGGCACTGGCCGACCTGATGGAGTGGTCAGGCATTACTGAGCAAGGTGAGGCGATGACGCTGATGATTCATCACCTTCACGCCATGGGCGCCACCAGGTGCCAGCCACTACTCAATCCACCGCGCCACGTTTTCGAACCTTCGGAAAAGGTGGCGCGGGAATTTCTCAATAAAAGCCTTCTCGTCATCCAGAAAGATCCCGGCGACGAAATTATCGAGCCGAACTGATAGGCTCACGGCCTTTATCAAGCAATGCAACTGTCAATCTAGCCATCTCCCAGTAGTGATTAAGTCGCACAATAACTGAGCGTTCACGATCACCCAGAACATTCCAGTTCTCTAAATCCTTACAAATTCTCCAGGCGTAATCAGCGCCCACCTTTAGCTCATTTACCATGTAAACCTGCCCTGCATCTAGATCTGCAATCGGTATTGCACGAAGCGCTTCAGTATGTGCGGGCCATTTCATTGGCCACTCATTTTCAATGTAGGGACTGATCGTCTTGTGTCCAAAGTCTTCTTGGGCATTGAACAAAGTACTGTGTAGCAAGCGCAGATGTTCTTGCTGATTTCTGGCTAACATCAAAACTATGCTCCTCAGTCGATCCGCTTTTCGACTCTCGACGCGAGACTGATGCCAATACGGAAATATTCCCGCCCCAATGATCGCCAGGATCGACCCTATGCCCTGCGTCCACGCGGCGGCAGCAGTGCTCTCTGGACCTGACAAAGAAAAAACCTTGGATAAAGTTTCAATGAGAATCCAGCTTGCTGGAACAACTATTAGGGCAATCCACATAGCCCTTATCGCGAACACAGCACTTGATTCAAGAAGTCCTTTGATAGTCACGTTCCGCCCCCTCAAAAATGATGGAAATCATATAGCCATCATTGCGCACTCACACCAAATTTAAATAATCGGCGCTTGCATCCGGTAACCGGAGGGCAGCGCTTACCTGAGGTAAACGAAATGCCTGTACGCCATAGCGTCATCCACAAGATCGACAAGAAGCCCGACGGCAGCCCGGCCGTTCTGTTCCTGGGTGTATCCGAGCAGGTCGAGAGTCAGGCCCGCGACGACCTGATGAGCCAACTCAATGAAAGCTACAACGCCACCGCCGGCAAGGGCTGGGGGTTCTTTCATCAGGAATCGGGCGCTTACCCTTTCAGCGGCTGGCTCGGCAAGTACCTGGCTGGCGTCACCGACTTCCTGGCGTTCAGCACCATCGCCGTCGAACACCTGACCAAGCTGATGGAGGAGTCGAACCTCACCACCGGTGGGCACGCCCTCTTCTGCCACTACCAACAAGGCCTGACCGATTACCTGGTCATTGCCCTGGTGCAGGAAACCGAAGCGGTGACCATGACCGAAGAGCTGGCCCTGATGACGATGAAGCGCCTGGACCTAGATCACATCCGCCTGGCCGCACGCATCAACATCAGCGAATGGCAGACCAACAAGCAGTCGAAACAGTACATCTCTTACCTGAAGGGCAAACAGGTCCGGAAGCTTAACGAATACTTCCGCGACTTCATCGGCTGCCAGGAAGGGATCGATGCCCCGGGCGAAACCCGCACGCTACTGAAGGCGTTCAGCGACTTCGTTGATAGCGAGGACATGGTCGAAGATGCGGCCCGCGAGAAGACGCATACGCTGGTCAGCTACTCCATGGCCCAGGCTAAGTTGGGCGAGCCGATCACCCTCGACGAGCTATCGGGCCTGATCGACGAAGACCGGCCCAAGAGCTTCTACGACTTCATCAAGGCGAAGGACTACGGAATTTCGGAGACCCTACCGCCGGACAAGAAGACCCTCAACAAATTCCGGCGCTTCACCGGCCGAGCTGAGGGTATGTCAATCAGCTTCGAAGCGCATCTGCTGGGCGACAAGATCAAGTTCGACGAAGCAGGCGGCACGCTGACAATGCGCGGGCTGCCCACTCAACTGACAGAGCAGCTCAAGCGCGCGGGTGCCTGATCCCAACTGCAGCGCCGCCCCATTAATGGGCGGCGCCTACCTGGATGAGCTTTCGAAACTACCTGGCAGAAACGGCGATCCGCCGCGGCCCTTCTTCTTTCGGGCTTTCCCTTTCTTCGCGCCTAGGGCTCTCTTCATCGCAGCCTTCGCAGCTTCGTCCGAAGTCAGTTCGATGCCATCTGCCGCGGCTTTTGACTTTGCCGAGTCGAGCCCATTGATGAACCTTTGGGTTCGTTTATCGAATGCCATTTTCACCCCTGATCCGGCTCCATGCCGGTCACCCGTAATACCCCATATCAACGAATCCTGCTAGCCGGCGGGGCAGGCGCAGATTTTCTCGCCCAAATATTCTAGTCAGAAGGCCACCACCACTTCAGTCTTCTTCGAGCGTCGGTCTGCATCTCCAGAAGGTTGATTGTTGCATTTGTTATTCGCCTGATGTTCGCATCAAAAAACTCGATCTCATGGGAGTAATCATTGTCCTCGTTATCCGCCCAAGAAGATGTGAGGCTCTTGATGTCAACGAGTGCATTCTTCACTTCCATGACCGCGGCTGAAATTTGACTATCCACTAAAGGGCCTGCTCGGGCTTCATCAACGTAGCTCGATGCCTGATCAATAACTCGCATAAATCGAGGAATCATGCTTCTTGCAATTGAGTTGCACGTAAAAAACTCAAATGTGTTTTTAGCTACTTTCAGTGCGAACTCGCTAGCCTGAATGGATCGTTCTATAGCCTCAATGCGAGCCTTTTTATCTAGTACGGACTTATAGCGCCTTTCACTCCCGGCCAGTCGAATTGCAACGGCAATTGCAATTATCGATCCAAATGCCTGCACCCATGACGCCAAGCCAGGGTGAAGCTCTACCCAGCTTAAAAAGCCTTGCCATGCCGTAACAAAATCCATAACCCACTCCCCTGTAGATCCCGGAACTATACCGGCGAGGATCCACTATGTCCGCACAACAGAAGAAACACCCCTTCGATTTCAAAACCCAATACGGACTCGGCTTCAACCCTCAGGACGATGAGATCGTTGTCGACTTCTTCTGCGGTGGAGGCGGCGCCGGGACCGGCCTGGAAATGGGCCTGGGCCGCACCGTGAATGTGGCGAAGAACCACAGCCCGCAAGCGATCAGCATGCACACCGTGAACCACCCAGGTGCGAAGCACTTCACCACCGACGTGTTCGAGGGTGACCCGGACACCGAGTGCGGCGGCAAGGCCGTCGGCTGGTTCCACATGTCGCCTGACTGCACGCACCACAGCCAGGCTGCCGGCGGCCAACCGCGCAAGCGCGAGATCCGCAACCTCTCGTGGATTGGGCTCAAGTGGGGAGGCAAGAAACGCCCCCGGGTGATCAGCCTGGAGAACGTTAAACAGATCCTGCAGTGGGGCCGACTGATCGCCAAGCGCGACAAGGCAACAGGCCGCGTGGTCAAGCTGGACGGCACTATTGCTGCACCTGGCGAAGTCGTACCGGTGGGCCAACAATTCCTGATCCCGGATCCGAAGCAGCGCGGCCGCACCTGGCGCCGCTTCGTGGCTTTGCTGGAAGGCATGGGCTACGTCGTTGAGTGGAAGGTGATCAAGGCCTGCGACTTCGGCGCGCCGACCAGTCGGGAACGCCTGTTCATGATCGCCCGGTGCGACGGGCAGCCGATTGTGTGGCCTGAGCCAACCCACGCCAAGAACCCCACCAAGGGTCAGCAGAAGTGGAAAACAGCCGCCGACTGCATCGACTTCACCGACTTGGGCAAGAGCATCTTCGGCCGCAAGAAGGACCTGGCCCCGGCCACCCTGCGGCGCGTTGCCAAGGGCATGAAGAAGTTCGTCATCGACAGCGCAGCGCCGTTCATTGTGCCGATCGCCAACTGGTCAGGCGAGACGGTGCAGTCGGCCGTCGAGCCGCTGCGCACGATTACCTCCTATCCGAAGGGCGGCGCCTTCTCCGTGGTCAGCCCTGTGATTGCCCCGGCAACGCATCAGGGTAGCGATCGCATCAATGACCCTCTCGACCCTCTACCGACGGTGACCTGCGCTAACCGGGGCGAGCTGACGCTGATCAGCCCGTTGATGGTTGGGGCCGGTGGCCCGGAGTACTCAAGCAAGCCGGTGGGCATGGACCAGCCGGTGGGCACGCTAATGACCCAGAACCACCGCGCGCTGGCTTCCGCCTGCATCGTCCAGGCAGGGCACGGCGAGGGCTCTGGCGCAAACAAGCGCCGCTCCCACGGGGTGAACGACATCTGCGGGCCGATCGGTACTGTCACTGCCAGCGGCGGCGGCCAATCCGTCAGCACCGCGGTGATGATCCAGGCCAACGGGGGATTCAACACCACGCACGCCAAGGGCATGCACGAACCCATGACCACGGTGACCAACACCGGTAGCCAACAGCAACTCGCAGTGGCGAACCTGGTGCACCTGCGCGGTAACTGCGATGCGCGGGACGTAAAAGACCCACTGCACACGGTCAGCGCCGGCGGCCAGCACCACGGGCTGGTCAGTGCATTCATGGAGCGGGCATTCATGGAGCGGGCATTCGGCGGCAGCGTGGGCCAGGGCCTGGATGATCCGGCGCCGACCATCACCGCCGGTGGCGGCGGCAAGAGTTCACTGGTGTCGCTCACCCTGTCACCGGAACATGAGGCGGGTGCCCTGCGGGTCGCGGCGTTCCTGATCAGCTACTACGGCACCGAGAACATCAGCGCTTGCGACTCGCCCACGCCGACGATCACCACCAAGGACCGCCTCGCCATGGTCACCGTGATGGTCAAGGGCACGCCCTACGTGATTGTCGACATTTGCTTGCGGATGCTGAAACCGGCTGAGCTGTACAAGGCCCAGGGCTTTCCGGCCGACTACATCATCAGCCACGGCGCCGACGGCAAGCCGTTCACCAAGACTCAGCAGGTGCACATGTGCGGCAACAGCGTCAGCCCGCCGCCGATGGCTGCGCTGGCACGCGCCAACGACCCATGGCGCGCCGAGCAACGCCAAGCACACGCAGCGTAACTGCACCACTCCACCGCCCGGGCATGGCCCGGCAAAGGACGCCGTAGGCCCACCGAAAAACCTACCGATCCACCGTGAATTTGACGTTAAGACGGGGCCCAACGTTGATGATTCCGAACTCGGCTGATTTATTCCAAGGATTTAATTTGCCTAAGCGCAGAAAACTTGTTAGTCACAACAAATCAGGTGAACTTCATCAAGTACTCTATAAAATTAGGATCATCCACTAGACCCATCGTACTGACATACCTTTCAATCCACCCCCTATCTTGAGTCTTTCCTGCAACAACCTGAAACAAATAGAAAATACAAATACCCGAAGCAAGATTAAAAGATATATCGTCACTATTGCTCGCAATATCATTAGCTCGCAACAACACGTCCGAGTAATGAGTACGTAACATTGTCTCAAGCTGATCAAGGGTATTGACCCCGAACAACTTAAACACTTCAAACTCTTGCGGTAAGAAATAGGGTTCACTTATCGTAGCGTCGAGAATTTGCGCAATCTCTCTATCCAAGGCAACAACGACATTATTTGAAACAGCAAAACTATCCAGTGACGTTTTATCGATGGCGATTTTCCCAAGCTCAATACCGACCGCATTTCGCACACTTTCAGCATATTCATCGACTTTATTCCGGATGTCCATGAACTCTTCATCTGCAAGCTCTAACAGACCGGAGAGTCGAGAAAATTTCCGCTTCACCTCGTTCGGAACCTCCTCATTCGCCTTGTAACCGATGTCGTGTTCGATCTCCGCCCAAGCGTGTTGAAGAATTGAGCGAATCTGAATTTCGACCTTAACATTCACAAACTTTGAGTATTCAGAAAGAAACAATCGCTCAGAGTTCAACTCTACTACGTAATGCAAGGATGTATAGCCGAATCTGTCTGGCTCCTGCGCAACTCTTTTGTCGATGGAGTTGGCAAAGTCAACGTTGAATTCATGCTCGACAATTTTTGCGATTTGATCAACATCACTGGCAAAGTGAGTAATGACCCGCACGCCCGCCAAGTCTGTGACGGCTTTTAGATCAGCGTACTCGGAGCCCTTATCAATTTTCTTCTGCGCCTTCAATTCAAGGCTGTCGAGTGTTTTGCATCGAGATGATACTGAATGCACGGTTACACTCTGAACTTCTAAAAAACCTTTGATTAATTCTTTGACCTTTTCAGAAAAAGAGTCGTATGTACCCCTAACCTTTTCAAACTCCGCCCTGAGTTCCTTTCCTTGCATTGCAATGCTTCCCCTCATTAGTTTCGCTAAGTGTAAGTTATTAGCTTTGCTCCCTTTGAGGAGCACCACTTAGTCAGCCAAAGGCTAAATGTGGTGTGACATCCACCGATGTGCGATGCCTGCATACTAATCCTCTCCCCCTTCAAAGTCAGCCGCTATAGCGGCAAGGACGACCCATGGCCAGGAAAAACCACCTGATCGTCGACTCAGGTTGCACCCAGGACAATGAGCGCTGGTCGCTCTCGGCCTGCGGGCTGAACGAAGAATCCGAAGTTGAGTGGGACGGCACCCACAACCGTGAACTTGTAAGCTGCATGCGATGCCAGGCTAAAATGGCGAAGCCGCGTCCGGCGCCTGAGCCGTTCCATAAAGAGCGGCCTATTCTTTTCAACGGTGCAATGGTTCGCGCGATTCTGTCCGGACAAAAGACAGTCACGCGCCGCCCGGTCAAAGGCAATCAGATCCCGAGCCGTAGTAAGTCCGACTCACCGGAGCATCAGTGGATTGCCGTCGTTCAAGACCATCCACGCTATGGCTTCGCCGCTTTTGGCGCGACTGAACAAGAATGCGCCGCTGAGCTTGCCATGTACGGCGGATGCCCGTACGGCCGGAAAGGCGACCGGCTGTGGGTGCGCGAGACGTTCATCGACCTGCGCGGCACCGGTGTTGAGCATCGACCAGACCCGGACGGCCCTCTCCAGCGCTACGCGTACGCTGCCGACTGCCGCCCTGGGTCACACAGCGACGAGGCACGGAAAGATTTCGGCCTGAAGTACACGCCCAGCATCCACATGCCTCGGGCTGCCTGCCGCATCCTGCTGGAGATCACCGACGTGCGCGTCGAGCGGTTGCAGGACATCAGCCGCGCCGATATCCGTGCGGAAGGCCTGCAATGCCCCCCGGAACTGGCAAGCGATGACGTATCACCGAATTACCGAGACTGGTACCCGGCCGCCTGGCGGGAGTTGTGGGAGTCCACTGGCGGCGACTGGAATGCCAACCCGTGGGTCTGGGTGGTCGAATTCAAGCGGGTGACGCCATGATCGCCATCCTCTGGTTCGCCTACGTCTTCATCTACGAGCGACTGGGCAAGGATGTGACCAGCGGACCAAGGCGTTGAGTTACTAGCCCAGAGGAAGGGAGTTGTTTAACTCTCAGCTAACTACTTCGGTCCACTGATTCACTGCCCACTGCTTGAAGAGCGCGCTCCAATGACTTGATAGAGCGCCAGTCGGATAAGCACTTCAACAACACATATCTGAAATACAAGCGCGACACATCATTTCTAGCACACCTCTGGATCTAGTCCAGGGTCGATTTCAAATAAATCCTCCCTTCAAAAGAAGCCGCTATAGCGGCGATAAACCAATTCCCCTACATGCCTGCCGGTGAGCGGCGGGCGAACGCCTGGAAAATAATTATGACCATCACCGCCCCGGTAATCCGGTACCACGGCGCCAAGTTCCGGCTTGCACCGTGGGTGTTGCAACATTTCCCGCCGCACACTTGCTACGTCGAGTCGTTCGGCGGCGCCGCCGGCGTCCTGATGCAAAAGCCTCGATCGTATGCCGAGGTGTACAACGACCTCGACGGGGACATCGTGAACCTGTTCAGGGTTTTGCAGGATCAGGGCTCGCGATCGGGACTCGTCGAGCGCCTGGTATTCACGCCCTACTCCCGCGAAGAGTTCGAGCTGTCATGGGAGTCGAGCGCCGAACCAATCGAGCGCGCAAGACGAACAATCATCAGGGCGCAAATGGGGTTCGGCTCGGCCGGCGCCACAAAGGGCGTAACCGGATTTCGCATCGATACCAAGCGTCAGTACGGCACCGCCCAGTCTCTTTGGGCGACCTACCCCGAGCAACTCGCCGAGGTTGGCCAGCGACTGAGCGGAGTGCTGATCGAAAACCGGCCCGCGATTGAGGTCATCAATGCGCACGACGGGCCGCAGACATTGCACTACGTCGACCCGCCCTATGTGCACGACACCAGGTACAAGGGCGCATCCAGCGGTCGATATTACAAACACGAGATGGACGACACCGCCCACCGTGAACTGCTCGGCGTCCTGCTCGAGCTAGAAGGAATGGTCGTGCTTTCGGGATACCCGAGCGACTTGTACTCGGAGTTGCTGCCCGGCTGGGCCAGCTACAGCACATCCGCCCGCATCAGCGCCGGGCGCGGCACCGCGAACCGGACCGAATGCATCTGGCTAAACCCCGCCTGTGTCGATCGCGTAAGCCAGATCGGCCTGGATCTCTGCGAAAGGGCCTGACCCTCTAACCCACCTTCTGCCGCCCAGCGCGGCGCGGAGAGAACAATGTCAGCAGCCGAACAGCTCAACGACGGCATCACGGGCGACAAGGTCCCCGAGGCGAAAATGGCCGAAATCCTCGGCACCACCCTCGCCGCCCTACGCTCCAAGCGAGCCCGAAACCAAATCCCCCTCGGCGTCTGGAACAAGCAAGGCAGCCGCGTTTTGTACAGCATCAGGAGATACTACGAATGGCTCGAAAGCCAATGGGTTTGCCCGCAGGAATGGACCTCCACCACGGATCGATCCGCATCCGATTTATGTGGAACGGCAGCCGGCGGAGTGAAACGCTCCCCTATCCCCCGACACAGAAAGGAATCAAGTCTGCCTCACAGGTTGTTGATCAGGTAAAGGGGCTGATTAAGCTGGGGCTGCTCGACGACGACAAGTACGCCGAGCTTTTCCCCAGTTCCAGCAACCTCGCCGGCGGAAAGATCAACTTCGGCGAGTATGCACAACTCTGGCTGGATAGCCGTGAGGTGGTGGCCGGCACGAAGGGGAACTACAAGGGAGCGCTGAACAGGTACTGGATGCCCGGCCTGGCCCTGGTAAGGATCGACCTGATCACCACTACCCTGCTCCGCCGAGTCATGGCAGCCAATGAGTGGAAGTCGCCGGGCGTTAAGCGCAACGCCATCTCGAAGCTGTCCACCATCCTGAATTCAGCCGTGTCCGAGGAGCTGATCCCGAAGAATCCAGCGGCAATCCTCGAGCTGCCCAAGCGCAGCAAGAAGGAGATTGACCCCTTCACGCTGGAAGAAGCAGACCAGATCATTGCGAAGATGTACGAGCACGATCACTGGCCCAGTACGATTTATGCGGCATTTTTTGAGTTTGTGTTTTTCACAGGGATGCGTCTATCTGAAGCGCTGGCGATGCGCTGGGATGCGGTAGACGAAGAGAAGAGGACGGCCCACGTGTGCCGCGGGATCGCCTTGGGGGAAGTGGTTGAGCGCACGAAAACGGGCAGTGACCGCTTCGTTTTGTTGAATGACCGCGCCCTGCATGCCCTGAAATTTGCCAGGGAGTACGCGGAACGTCGGAAAAATGGCAAAGGGAAAGTGCTGGAAACTCCCTTCATTTTCCCGCCATCAAAGAATTCGGAGTACGTGAAGCAGACGTCGGATCTGCATAAGCAATGGGTTCCGACGCTGAAGGCGTTGAACATCCGTCGTCGGCCGCCATACAACTGTCGTCACACCTATGCGACAATATGCATTATGTCTGGCATGAACCCCGCCTTCATCTCCCAGCAGCTCGGCCATAGCGTGCAGATGCTGCTCTCGACTTATGCGCGTTGGATCAACTCAAGCTCAGATTGGGGCGAAATGGAAAAGCTCCAAATTGGTCCCAAATTGGTCCCAGTTCAAATAAGCGCACTCTAAGCTATTGATAGGTAAAGTAATTGATCTCCACAGCTAACATCACCATGCAGTTCGGCGCCAAGCCGCTCTTCGAGAACGTCTCGGTCAAGTTCGGCGCCGGCAACCGGTATGGTCTGATCGGTGCCAACGGTTGCGGCAAGTCGACCTTCATGAAAATCCTCGGCGGCGATCTCGATCCGTCCGGCGGCCAGGTCATGCTGGAACCAAATGTTCGCCTGGGTAAACTGCGCCAGGACCAGTTCGCCTACGAAGAATTCACCGTGCTCGACACCGTGATCATGGGCCACGAGGAGCTGTGGAAGGTCAAGGCCGAGCGCGACCGCATCTACTCGCTACCGGAAATGAGCGAAGACGACGGCATGGCCGTGGCCGAGCTGGAAACCGAATTCGCCGAGATGGACGGCTACACCGCCGAATCCCGTGCCGGTGAGCTGCTGCTGGGCCTGGGCATTCCCCTGGAACAGCATTTCGGCCCGATGAGCGAAGTGTCCCCTGGCTGGAAACTGCGCGTATTGCTGGCCCAGGCGCTGTTCTCCGATCCTGAAGTGCTGTTGCTCGACGAACCGACCAACCACTTGGACATCAACACCATCCGCTGGTTGGAAAACATCCTGACCCAGCGCTCCAGCCTGATGATCATCATCTCTCACGACCGTCACTTCCTGAACAGCGTGTGCACCCACATGGCTGACCTGGACTACGGCGAGCTGCGCCTGTTCCCGGGCAACTACGACGAGTACATGACCGTGGCGACCCAGTCCCGCGAGCAATTGCTGTCGGACAACGCCAAGAAGAAAGCGCAGATCTCCGAACTGCAATCCTTCGTCAGCCGCTTCTCGGCCAACGCCTCGAAAGCCAAGCAGGCGACTTCCCGTGCCAAGGCGATCGACAAGATCCAGCTGGCCGAGGTCAAGCCTTCGAGCCGCGTGAGCCCGTTCATCCGTTTCGAACAGACCAAAAAGCTGCACCGCCAGGCAGTCATCGTCGATCGCATGGCCAAAGGCTTCGACGGCAAGCCGCTGTTCAAGGACTTCAGCTTCCAGGTCGAAGCCGGCGAGCGCGTGGCGATCATCGGCCCGAACGGTATCGGCAAGACCACCCTGCTGCGTACCCTGGTCAACGAACTGACCCCGGATGCCGGTAGCGTCAAGTGGACCGACGCCGCAGAACTGGGCTACTACGCCCAGGATCACGCGAGTGACTTCGAAAACGACATGAGCCTGTTCGACTGGATGGGCCAGTGGACCCAAGGCGAGCAAGTGATCCGTGGCACCCTGGGTCGCATGCTGTTCTCCAACGATGAGATCCTCAAGTCGGTCAAGGTCATCTCCGGTGGTGAGCAAGGCCGCATGCTGTTCGGCAAGCTGATCCTGCAAAAGCCGAACGTGCTGATCATGGATGAACCGACCAACCACCTGGACATGGAATCCATCGAGGCGCTGAACCTGGCCCTGGAAAACTACCCCGGCACGTTGATCTTCGTCAGCCACGACCGTGAGTTCGTATCGTCCCTGGCCACCCGCATCATCGAGTTGAGCGCCAACGGCGTGATCGACTTCAGCGGCACCTACGACGACTACCTGCGCAGCCAAGGCGTGGTGTTCTAAAAGCAGCGACCTGAAGTGGCGAGCGGGCTCGCTGTGGCGAGCGGGCTTGCCCCGCGTTGGGCTGCGAAGCGGCCCTAAAACCAAACACCGTGTTTTGCCTGGCAGAACGCGGTTTTTTTATTGGGGCTGCTT